CGATAATCACCCTGGTCAACGATGACAAGCCGATCCAGGAGATGCAGGTCAGCCTCCTCGCCATGCCGCAACCCGATGGCGGCATGGGCAAGGAAATGGCCGATGGCGTCGAGGTGATTCGGCACTACGGCTTTACCTCGCAGCCTCATCCCGGCGCCGAGGCGGTCTATGTATCGGTGGCCGGCATCCGCAGTCACGGTCTGATCATCGCGACCGAGGATCGGCGCTATCGCCTGAGCGGTCTGGCCGAAGGCGAGGTCGCGCTCTATGACGATCTGGGACAGATGGTCCATCTCACGCGCGGCGGGATCGTCATCAAGGGCGCCGGACTGCCCATCATGATCCAGGACACGTCGGAACTGACGGTGAAGGCCGCGACGAAGGTGCGGATGGAAACGCCCCTGTTCGAGGTGACTGGCGACATCATCGACAACTGCGACGGCGCCGGCCGCAGCATGGCCGGCATGCGGCAAATCCACGACGAACACGGCCATCCGGTGCCCAACGTCCAGCCCGGCCTCGCCACCATCGAAACCTCCCCGCCCACTCAGCAGGAATAGCATGAGCGACGTTGCCCTGATCTTTGACGCCGCCACGGGATGCTGGGACATCGCCCTGGATGGACCCGACCTGGTCACAACCGACACGCTGGAGACGGCGGTGATCGTGAGCCTGTTCTCCGACGCCCGCGCCCGATCCGACGACGTCATTCCCGATGGCACCGGAAATCCGCGCGGCTGGTGGGCCGACAAGGCGGAGCCGCGCCTGCGTCCCGCCGCCTCCAACGACCGCCTGGGCAGCCGACTCTGGCTGTTATCGCGCGAGAAACAAATCCCCGCCACGCTGGTGCGTCTCAAAGGCTATGTCGCCGAGGCCCTGGCCTGGATGGTCGAGGACAAACTGGCGTCGAGGATCGACGTCGAGGCCAGCTTTCCTCGCCGCGATTGGGCGGCGTTCTCGGTGGAACTGACCCGGCCGGACGGTGGGATCGAACGCTATGGCTACAATTTCCGTTGGGGGGCCTGATGCCGTTTTCGACGCCCGCTCTTGCCGACACCATTTCCGCCATCCAGGCCGATATCTCGACCCGTCTGGGCGGCGCCGATGCGACATTGCCGCGCGGTTTCCTGCCGGCGCTGGCGCGTGCCCAGGGCGGCGCCGTCGATGGCCTCTATGGGTTCATCGAATACCTCGGGCGCCAAATCCCCTATGACCGCGCCGACGAGGATCTGCTGCGGCGCTGGGCCGCCATCTGGGGGGTGTTGTCCACGCCGCCGACGGCCGCGAGCGGGCAAGGTCTGTTCAGCGGCACTTCGGGATCGGTGGTTCCGGCAGCGAACACTCTGCTGACGCGCGACGATGGCGTGCAATACGCGCTGACAGCCGACGTGGTTCTGGCCGCCGGTGTCGGCGCCGGAACGCTGCTATGCACCTCGGTCGGCGCCGCCACCAACCTCGCCGGCGGGACCACGCTGACCCTGGTCAGCCCGGTGCCCGGCGTGTCCGGCACCGTGACCGTCGGCCCGGCCGGGCTGGGCGGCGGCGCCGATGTCGAAGGAGTCGACTCCCTGCGCTCAAGGCTCCTGATGCGCATCCAACAGCCGCCGATGGGAGGGTCCGCGGCCGATTTCGTGCGCTGGGTGCTGGCTGTGCCGGGGGTCACGCGCGCCTGGTGCCTGCCCAGTCTGATGGGCGCCGGCACCGTGGGCGTCACCTTCATGATGGATGGCCGCGACAACCCCATTCCCCTGCCGGCCGATGTCGCCGCCGTGCAGGCCGCCGTCGACGCCGTGCGGCCGGTCGCCGCGCCGACCTTCTATGTTGCGCCGGTCGCGGTGCCGCTGAACCCCATCATCCACCTGATGCCGGATAGTCTGGCCGCCCGAGCGGCGGTGCAGGCCCGCCTGACCGCTCTGCTGGCCATCCAGGCGCCAGGGGCCACCGCCAAGCTGACGCATGTCCAGCAGGCCATCGGCGCGGCGGCGGGCGTGGACGATTACGTCCTGGTCAGCCCGATCGCCAGCCTGCCCGTCGGCGCCACGCAGATCGTGACCCTGGGGGCGATCACATGGCAATGACCTCGGCGGACTATCTGGCCCAGTTGCAAGCCTTATTGCCGCCAGGCGACGCCTGGACGCGCGAGCCCGACGCCAAGCTGACGCGGCTGCTGTCGGCACTGGCCGACGGGTTGGCACGGGTCGATTCCCGCGCCCTTTACCTGCTCGAGGAAGCGGATTGGCGCACCACCGACGAGCTGCTGGCCGACTGGGAGCGGGTGGCCGGTCTGCCCGATGCCTGCCTTGACGATCAATTCCAGACCGTCGCCGAACGCCGCCGCTGGCTGGTCAGCCGCATGACCGCGCGCGGTGGCCAGAGCCGGGCCTATTTCATCGGACTGGCGGCGTCGCTGGGTTACATCATCACCATTGAGGAATGCCAGCCCTTCATCTGCGGACTGTCCGTCTGCGGCGATCCCCTGGGCGGCGCCGACCAGTGGTCAACCTGGATCGTCCACTTGCCCACCATTCCCATCCAGCCCTTCGAAGCTGGCGCGTCCTGCTGCGGCGAGCCGCTGGGGAACTGGACGTCGGGAATGCTCGAATGCCTGTTCCAGCGCATCAAGCCCGCCCACACCACCTGCCTTTTCTCTTACGGGAGCTGACCACCCATGCAGCGCATTACCGGTTCCACCTCGGTGCCCAATGGCAACGGCCCCGGCAAGACTGGGTTCATCGACGCGAATTCCGCTCTTGGCCAACGCGGCACTTTCGTCACCGCCGCCGTGATGAACGCGCTGCAGGAAGAAGTCTGCGCTGTGATCGAGCAGAGCGGTCTTGCCCTCAATCCCGCCGACAACACGCAGCTTTACCAGGCCATCCAGGCGATGATCGGCACCCTGGCGCGCGGCATGTTCGCCCCCGAGCCGACCCTGCCGGCCAGCATGATCATGACCATCGCCGCCGGCTATTTGCCGGCCGCCGGCGGCGTGCAGGCGCTGGCGCAGCAGCAGACGGCCGCCTTTGTCGCGCCTGTCGCCAATCCACGCATCGACCGGATCGTCATGAACCGCGTTACGGGCGCGATCACGGTGGTGGCCGGCGCCCCCGCCGTCACTCCGGTGGCTCCGGCGCTGCCGGCCGGGACGCTGCCCTTGGCCCAGGTGTCTTTGACGGTGGGCATGACGGCCATCACCGCCGCCGCCATCCTGGACGAGCGCGATCTGCCGCCGCTGGGGCTGGGGGCCAGCGCTTTCAAGGGGACCGGGGCGACAGTGCTTGATCCAGGAACCGGCAATCTGGAAGTCGCCTCACCTGTCAATGCCAAGGCGGCGCAGGCCAGCTACACCTTTGCCTCCATGGACCGTGGAGCACTGGTCCGGCGCGCCAACGGCGGCGCGGCGATGACCGACACCCTGCCGGGCGCCACCGCCGGCGTCCTGCCGTCGGGCTGGTATTGCGCGGTGGTCAACAACGATGCCTCGGCCTCGATCTCCATTTCCGTCGGCGCTGGCGGCGGCCAGATCGACGGCTTGACGGCGCTGGTGGTGGCGGCCGGTCAAAGTGTCACGATCACCTCGGATGGCGCCAATTATTGGACCGAAAAGGGGACATCGGCCATCGCATCACCGGGCCAGGTGCGGTTCGCGAAGTCCGGCGTGGGCGTGGCCACCATGCCGTTCGGCGGCAATGCCGTCCGCATCGCGGGTGTCTCTTACGCAGTGCCGGCGGCTGGCGTCGTCTCTGGTGTCTCAAACGTCTACGTCTCCGGCGTCGCCGGGCAGACACTGGCCAACAGCACTGCTTATCTCGTGTACCTGTTCAACAACGGGGGCGTTCTCACGCATGACTACTGGCCGTGGACATCGACCGGCCACATGACCGACACGACGGCCGGCAATGTCGGCGTCGAGGTGCACAACAACGGCGGGGCTCCTAACAGCTCGCGCACGCTGGTCGGCATGGTCAAGACCACGTCAACGGGGGCGATCGTTGACACGTTAAATCAGCGCCTCGTCATTGGTTGGTTTAACCGTCGGTCCATTCCGGCGCAGAGATATCTGGCGTCAACCGTGACCACGGGCAGTTCCGCCCCAGTGGACCTGAGTTCCGCCGAGCATATTGACCTGCTGACGTGGGGCGATGAGGCCGTATCTCTGAGCGGTCAATTCTCGTATCTGCATACGACGGCGGGCCAGGAAGTCGATAGCGGTGTCGGCCTCGATGGACCGGCACAAATCGCGGGGCAGTACGCCACCCATATGTATGCTTCCAGTGCCGTGGCAGTGTTTTCCACATCTGTCACTGCTTGCGCCTATCTTACCGAGGGTTATCACTATCTATGTTTCTCAGGCTATGGGTCGATCCCCACGGCCGAGTGGTATGGCGGTGGATCAACGTCCATTTCTGCAATTGTGAGGGGGTGATTAATTATGACAACCGTCCTTGGCCCAAACTTTGGCAGTGAGCTTGTCGCGGCGGCGGCGGCGGATGGAATCGCCTGGAACTCCCAGGGGATCACCTCGCCTTTGGAAGACTTGACGGACGCGCAGCGGGCGGTGATCGCCGCGCATGATCCGGCGACGCCGAATAAGGCCGTCCACAACGCCGCCATCCTGGCCCAGATCGCCGCGCTGGACGTCTATGTTCCGCGCGGGCTGGAGGATGCGATTGCCGCCTATGGCTGGGATGTTACCAAGCTGCCGGCCATTCAGCAGACCCGCCTGGCCCAAAAGGTCGCCTTGCGGGCGCAGTTGCAGGCGTAGGACTGAGCGGAGCATTGCCCTTGCCGCGCCGCAGCGCCTGGCGGAGCAATTGGCCAGGCTGAAGGGGCGCTTCATCATGTTCAAGGCGTTCCAGATCGAGGCGGTCGAAACCCGCTACACCGTGTCGGCCGGCACCAACCGGGCGGCGGCCGAGGTCATCATTTCGGGCGGTAGCGTATAACCGTTGAGAGGGCTCTCAGGATGTCCCGAGAGCCCTCTCAGACCCCTCTTGAAAGGGGGTGTCGTAGACCGCCTAGGACGGCTAGGATGGTGAAATATCACTTGCTACAAAACCATGTGGCGACGGCTCCAAAACCAAGTGCCGCGCTACACCCGCCGC